CGACGACACCACATCGGGATGATGACCTGCCACTGGCGCTGTTCCGCGAAACGCCGGAACTCGTTCATCACCACCCGCAAGGTGCGATCGCTGACCTCCTTGATGTCCCCGGATAGGATCTCGTACGGTAGACCTTGGCCAGCCGCGGTGCCCAGGTGCTGCGTACGCATGTAGTCGCTGTAGGTCGTGCCGGCCTCGGGAGGATTGGCAAACGCGATGTCGTCCCCGGGCTCCAGGATCTGCGTCATGCCGGGCTCCAGGCCGGTCATGGGCGTGCCGCCGAGGTCCGTCTGGATGGGTAGCCCGGTCACTGGATCCACGTCGTCCGCCATGCCGGTGCCGGACGGCCGCTTGATGAACGCAGTGAACAGATTGGCCAGTTTCTGGCGCTCCAGCACCGCGTCATCGAAATCAGCGATGTTGCGCAGCCTGGCCAGGATCGGGGCGAAGTCGGGCACACCACGAAGCTGGCCGGCACGCTTCGGCTCGAACAGGTGCAAGACCTCGTCGGCCAGTACCCTGACCAGTTGATCCGTGCCCGCGGTGCCGTTCTGCAAGTCGCTTGGGTGCTCTCGATAGAACCAGTAGGCCACGCGCTGCCCAATGCGGTTCAACTCGATACCGCTGCGCATGCGATGCCCCTGGGGCATACCAGGCCAACTGTCTGCGTCCTGCATGGGCAGCATCTGTGCCTCCAGCACCTGGACCTGCATCTGGACCTCCAGGCCGAAGTCCGGTCTACGGTAGCGCAGGCGACCGAACGCCTCTCCGTCGATGAACATCAATCGCGTTGCGAGAGTCTGCTGACCGTAGAGGTCCAGCACGCCGTCCGCGTCGCACTGGTAACACCACGTCTCCCACAAGGCGCTGTAGCGCTCCTTCTTGGCCTTGTCCGTGATGAGTTTCAGCCTGGCGCGGATGCCAGTGCCGATCAGGTTCGTCGTCCAGTGCTGGACGCCTGACGTGCCGGCCCAGTCGTTGCGCGCAACGTCGTGCGAGCGATCCCTGATCTTCTGGATGCCGGTCAGCGCCGTGTTGGGCCCCGACGTGATCGGGTTCCAGCCCTTCATCCGGCGGCCCATGCCAGCGGCGTCGTAGCGGTTGGTCGCGCGCAGCGGCGCGCTCGGCTGAGGCTTCGCAGCCGCTTTTGCCGAGCGCCCGCGGGCCTGGGTTGGTTGCGCGTCGTCAGCCGCAGGTTTTGCGGGACGGCGGCTCACCGGTCATACCCCCGGCCCGCGTAGTACAGCTTGGCCTGTTTCGGCCGAGCCACTGCGTTCTGCGTGTTCAACTCGCGCTGCAGCGTGTCGCGCGCCAGGATCAGGTCTGCGATCGACCGATAGGTGACCGTGCGCCCGCCCATCGTGACCTGCCGCTCGCCGGATGCGATGGCGCTGGTCAACGCATTGATGTCCGCTTCGGTGACTGCCATGGGTTAGCCTGGAGTTCGGGTTCAGTAGAGCCCAATTATCCGGCCTAAATGCGCAATCGGAACTGCGGACAATTTGCGCTTTGCTAAATCCTCCCCAATTACGGCATATCATTTAGCGCATGGACACCAAACCACCCCGCAAGAAGCCGGGCCGCAAGCCCGACAACCCCGGCGAGCCCTACCTGCGGCTGATCTTCACCGTGGACGAGATGACGCTGCGGAAACTGAAGGTGCTCGGGGACGGCAACCGGTCAAAGGGGCTGCGCAAGGCTGCGCAGGTCGCCTTTGACCGCCACCAGGTCACGCCAGATACCGAGAACGGATAACGCGTTCTCGCGCTGCGCGGCGCGCCGGCCGCGCTTCAGCTTGGGCAGCAGGCGAAGACGCCGTGACTGGAACCTCGACGATCTGCTCGTTGTCTTGCATCTCGCGCCGCTCATCCCGGCTGATCCGTTCGCAGTTCTCGTGAACCATGCGCGCCCACTCAGGGACGATTTCATCCCACTTGACGCGGTCTGCTCCCAGGCGCAAGCATCCGGCCTCGCAGTAAACCAACAAGTCGAACGCCTCGTTTCGTTTCCGGATCTGCTTCCAGGTTCCGTTGGGCATGCGTACTTCGCTGTTCAACTCGTCGATGAACGCCTGCGACACCCAGCCGGGGATGTGAAAGTACCCTGGACCAGGGGTGGGCCGGCGGATACCTGCCGTGATCGTGTCCTTCAGGGTGTTCGTGTTGATCAGGTAAAGCGGAATATCGCCTTTCTCGTTCGGATTGCGTCCGCCGACCCAGGTCTCCTTGATGAACGGGAACGTCGCCTTCTGGTCTCGACCCACCCCCTTCACCAGCATGATGCGCGACGAGAAGCCCATAGTGCGAACGCGTCGAAACCAGGCGTATGCCATGGCCGTGACGCCCTCTTCGCCCCCGGAGTCAACGACCGTTAGTTTCACACGCATCTCAACGCCGTCAACGTTCGTTCTGTACGTGGATCTGGTGACACGTTCAGTGATCAGATCCCAATCCTCTGCGTACTTTGCCGGATCTATCGGTGCCTTCTCTGCGCCCATGCCCTCACGATTCGACTCAGTGATGGCGTAGCGATCGATCAACCACTTCTCGCGATGCGGTCCGACAGCGTGCACCTGCACCACGAAGCGTGAGTTCATGCCGCCCTGCACGTCCACGGTTGCGACCAGGAAGCGCGCCTGATCAGGCATCACGTAGCGCTGCATGCTCGCCTCTTTACGACTGGCCGGGTCGGTCGCATTGCGCTTCGCGTCCAGGAGCAGGCGGCTCATGTAGGGCATACCCTGGTCCGTGTTGGTCGTGGTCTTCAGCGTCTCTTCGGACCCAGTAAGTGCATAGGCGCGCAGACCCTGCAGATGGCGCAGCAGGATAGATCGCCACGACTGGTACGTCGCCGGGATTCCGCCCATCCAGTAGCCGGCGATCGTGCTCTCGTGCGCCTTCCCGCGTACCTCCCCAGACGTGGTCAGGCTCAGTCCGTCCTGCAGCCAACGGCCGTGACGATTCAGTTCGTACTTCGACCGAGGCCCAATCTTCCCTTGGCAATGTGGGCAAATGACCCGGTTGTATTCGGTCGCAAGATCTTCCAGGTCGGCGTGTCGAACGGTGTCCAGCAACACCTCGTCTGACGGCAAGCCAAACAACTCGATGCCTGGCTTCGGTTCGAACCAGTGCTGGCACATGGGGCACTGCCAGTAGAAGCGACGACGGTCGCTCAGGTTGTAGATACCCAAGATCCCTGTCGTCGGAGGTGCTTCGTGAGCCGATGCAGCCACCCAGTTTGGATCAACAAGTTCGATACCCGGGCTAGACTCGACCAAGCACATGCCTCGTGTTCCGAACGTCTGGGTGCGCTTGCGCGCAAGGTCGAACAGCGGTCCTTCGCCATCTACGTTATCCGCGTTACTCATGCGATCTAGATCGGTTATCGCCACGTAGCGATAGGTACTGCTGGCCACGTTGCTCTTTGTCGGCCAGCCGATGCGCAGCCACATGCCGTTGCGGAACATTTTGTCGTGTACGGTGTCGTCTTGCTTACCCCTCAAGCTAGAGCGCAGGCTAGCCGAATTCTCGATCGCTCGATCAACTTCGGTCTTTGAGAACTCGCGAGCCTTGTCCTGCGTCATCTGAATCATCAGCATGTCACCTGGATCGTTCACTGCCGTGTGCGCCAGCCAGCCGAGTAGAAGGGCTGCAGTCTTACCCGTACGCGCAGGACCGACAAACACCACCGCCTCGTGTTTTCGGCTAGCCAGCATGTTCATGGGTTCGACCATATACATGGTCTCGTTGGAATCCCATGGGCCGGGTACGTCCCCAGGCTTCTTGAAGTAGAGGTTTTCCTGTGCCCCTTCGCAAACCGTCACGCGCCGCGGAGGGATGAACGCAGAATAGGATTGGCAGATGTCGGCCAGGGCGCGACGGTCGTGATCAACTGAATAGGTCATCGTTCTGGCTTTCCTGTCCGGTAGATCCCAGCCGCTGCAGGTCTTCTGCAAGCTGCGCCTTGGCCTCGTTGATGTACTGAGCAACCTTCTCGGCGATCTCGGGCGCGACGCCAAGTTGGCGCTCCAGGTTGTCAGCGATGGCGTCCAGGGATTGCGAGCACATGGCGAACGCCTTGGCGGCTCCGTTCTGCACAGCTTCGCGGTACACGACTTTTCCTTCCTCCAGATCAGCCTTGATCTCGGCTTGCCTGGCCAGGGCGACCTCCTTGTCCGCGCGAGCGCGCTCAAACCGCTGGTATGGCGTCTCCTCCTCTCCTGGCTGGGCCTTGGCCTTGTCCTCAGCCTTCTTGCGGCCGGCGCGTGGCCGAGCGCCGCCGTAGCCGGTGGGCATACTGGGGGTGTCAAAGAAGTCGGTGTTCATCATGGTCATTTAGTATGCCGCGAAAATAACGACTAGTCGTTAGTTGGCGTGACGGGAATTTCCGCAACGGACTTTGTGTGACGCCATTAACGCCCCAGATAGCGTGAATGTGGCGATTGAATGGCTAATGTGGCGTCACGATTAGCTAAACGCCACGATTCAATTTCAGAATGCGAAAAACTTGCGAACGTCGGGCCTCTTTGTCC